CACGGTCTGGCAGCGGTTAAACTCCGCCTGCTCCTCGGCGGTCAGGTCCCGGCCCTCGTTTCGCGCCAGGGTCACAAGTTCCTGCTGGCGGGCAAGGGCTTTCTGCAGTTCATTCATGGTTTTCTTACCTCCTGTTGGAAATCAGATTTTTGTTTGCTTGGATCTGTCGCTCATACACGGAGAGGGGGGCGCACGTCCGGCCTACGTCGGCCCGGCCCACGCCCACGGTGGGATCCGCAGGCACGGATACAACGGACACCTCCAGCGGCGTCCACCTTCTGGCGATCTGGCAAGGGCCTGTAAATCGCCCATCCGTGGACTGTTTCCCGGCCACCACTTCCTCCCACGTTTCCACGCTGTACCGCACGGACGTGGTTTTCAGGGTGCCGGACTGGACTTTCCCGAAGATCTTTTCGGCGTCGTCGTCCGTGTCGAACTCCACTTCCGCCATGCCTCGGTGGTTCTCCACCCAGGCCCGGATCACCTTTCCCACCACCTTGTCGGTGTCGTGGTTGAACAAGAGGACGCCCACACTGTTCAGGCGCTCCAGGTTCACCGCGTTCTCCCCGTGGTCCAGGATCTCCATTCCGAACCAGCGCCGGTATGGCTCCTCACTGGAAAAACTGATCGTTCGGCGTCGGCTCTCCTGGTGTTGATCTTCCCTGGAAAGGACCTGGCCCATACTCCTGGTGCCGTGGTCCTTATCCCTGGGGCGGTTGCCCTCCGGTGTTCTGCTGGGCTGCTGCCGTTCCATTTCCAAAAATTACACCTCCCATCTCAATGCCTTTTTCGCGGCCGTACTCCAGGACCTCGGCGGTTTCGTCGATGGCCTGGCGCCAGTCCTTGCCCCGCTCGGCGCAGATCTCTTGATAGGTCTTTTGCCCGCTCTGCAGGGCGGTTTTGTCGGCGGTGCTTTCCTTGGCCGGGTCAATCCACTTTTTCGGGGATTTCACCCAGTCATGGGCCATATACTCCGCCTTTTTATCCCAAAACCCGGGGAAGGTGATCACCCCGGAGAGATAACACGAAATAATAAATTGCTCGTACACCTCGGACATGAACTCCGTTAGCAGTTCCGTGTCCTCCGCGTATGTGTCCTCGTCCTCGATGGCGTTCTGCCGGGCGGAGGAGTAGGTGGACCCGCTCATGTCGCGGGACACCGCCTCATAACTCAATCCCTGGCCCGCGCCGATCAGTCCCTGCTGAACTTTCAGGAACGCGGTGGCGTCGGTGGCCGCTCCCTTGGGATCCACCACCTGGGCCTCGTCTCCGGCGCCCATTTCCATGATCATGCCCGGCCCCAGTTTCTTGCCGGCGTAGTCCACGCGGCCGTCCGGCCCGCGAACCCCGGAACGCCCCAGGCTTGTCCCGGTCGGAATGGTCTTTTTGATCAGCACCGCCAGGCAGGCCGCGATCCGCTCCTTGACGGATACCGCGTTTATAAACTCGTTCACGTCCCGGATCCTGGTGATCGTGTGGGACATATCCGACATTTCCCGGATCTGGCTGGGCCGCCGTTTCGATTTCAGGAAATAGGCGTCCTTGGCGTCAATGTAGATCGGCTGCAGCAGGCGCCACCCCTCCAGGTCATATTGCTGGATCCAGTAGCCCACCGGCCGCCGCCAGGAATTATATTCAATCCCGCCCACGACGCGGTTTCCCTGCCGGTGCGGGGCACTCTGTGTCACGTCCAGTTCGTCCACCTCAATGGCCTGCAACTTGAACGGCACCACGCCGCCGGAGGTGTGGCGGAACAGGAACAGGATCCCTCCGTCCACCTTCTTGCGCTCCACGGCCATGCGTAGGATCTCGGTAAAGGATTGCTCCCCGGTCACGTCGCAGTTTCTGGCCTTGCACCATTGACGCCACAGTTTTTCGATCTGGCGGTTCAGGTCGTCGTCCCCGGTCCTTGCCCGGAGGGTAAAGCCCTTTCCCACCACGTTTCGCTTGTAGGCCAGGACCACGGCCTGGAGAATGTCGCTGTTCCGCTCCAGGTCCCGGGCGCGGGCGCGTACCACGTCCCGGCTGTATCGGTCTGTGATCTCCGCGCTCTCGTTGTGTGCCCTCCACCCGGAATTGATCCGGCCGAACCCGGCCGCGTCATACCCGCGCATGGCCTCCAGTCCTTGGCGCCACGCCTCCCGCTCGTATGCTTTCTTTGGGGACACGGCCGCGATCATGCTGTCAATGAAACTCACCGCTTTACCTCCCCTCGAAAAATGCCATGTAGGTGCGCCCCAGCAGGGGGCCGCTTTCGTCGGCCGCCAGTTGCGCCTCCAGGTCGTCCCGGAGGGTTTTCAACATGGCCAGGTCCGCCCGCGTCAGTTGGCGGCTGCCGATCCGGTAGGATTGCCCGCCCACCAGCACGGTGGTGATCGCCTTGTTGACCTGCTCCAGCAGTTCCGCCGGGGCCGCTGTTGTGTTGTCCAGTTCCATGATTGCCTCCTGTCAGAACCAGTTTTCATTCTGCTGGATCCATGTTTCCTCCGGTGCCGGCTGCGGCTTTGGCGGTGCCGGCTTTGGCTCCTGCTCCTCCGCTCGGTCCGGGTTTTTCAGGAACAGGGACCGGACCTCCAGCACGTCGGCGGCCGCCGCCGCGTACACCTCGCAGTCCAGGTAATGGTTGTCCGCGTGGGAGGATTTCAGCGCCCACCGCTGAACCTCTTTTCCGGCGGCCCGCTCGGTGATCTTATGCTCCGCCGTGACCTGCTCCGCATACTCCAGATCACAGTCTTTATGCACCATCCAGGATCCGTTCCCGTTTGGCCGCCTCATGCGCCCGGCGATCATGTCCTTGTACTTGCCGCCGTCCACAAGGACCAGTTGCATACCGTTGGCCCGGCTCCCGGCTTTGTCCACGGTGGAGATCTTGTAATGGCCCTGGAGGGACGGGACGCCCTTACAGGGCCGCACCCAGTCCATGTTCATGGTGCAGAACTCATACACCGCGTCGGTCTGGTCGCCGCTGTCCATCAGGGCCAGGTTCACCATGACCTTTCCGCCGTCCGGCAGGGAAAACTCGGTGTTCATAACTCGCTCCACCTCTGCCATGGAAAGCGCCTGGCCATGGGCCACGTTTTGGGAGGTCATAAAATCCCCCCAGGCCCGGATCACCCAGTACAGGCAATTTTCCTGCACGTCGATCCCGCCGGTCAGCAGTTTGGTCCACGCCGGGAGGGACCAGGCCGGAACCTCCGTCTGCCGCTCCATGACCATTTCGGCGTTGGTTTTCAGTTTCGTGTCCTCCCACGGCTCTGCCAGCCAGGAGTTGACGAAGTTGTGGAGCAGTTCCGGGTCGTCCTTGGACCGCATGAACTCCCTGGCGATGTCGGAAAACCTGGTGAATGGGGAATACAGGGTATTCATCCAGTACGCCACACTTTTGGGCGTCGTCGTGGTCTGCCGGACGGCCTGCCACCGGCCCGCCTGGAGCATGGCCGCCTTGTCCCGGTCGGTGATGATACACCCACACGCCTGGCACACGTATGTGGCCATTTCGGCCCGCTCCGCCTGGTCCGGCACGTCGTCCTTGCTGGGCCACTTGATCTGTGCGAATTTCAGTTCGATAAATTCCCCACAATGGGGGCACGGCACAAAGTAGTGTTTTTCCGCGTCCGCCTCCTCCTTGGCTTTCCAGATCGGCCCGGTTTTCAGGGTCGGAGTGGAGGCCATAAAGATCTTGCGGTTGAAAAATGTCTTTGTGCGCTCAATGGCCAGGGATACGGGGTCGGCCTCTTTTTTGGTCGCCCCCGGGAATTTGTCTACTTCATCCAGGAACAGGTATCGGATCGGGGTGGAGGCCAGGCTGGCCGGGCTGTTGGCTCCGGTCAGGTAGACGATCATATCCCGGAACTTTAGGGCCAGGCGCTTGCTGTCATGCTCCCGGTACTTCTCCGCCAGGGCCTTGCACTGGCGGATCATTGGCTCCAGTTTCGCCTCCACCGTGCGCTCTGCCAGTTCGTCCGAAGGGTACACGAACATGGCCGGCGCCGGATCCTGGTCTATCAGGCTCCCCAGGGCGTTCTCCATGGCGGAGGTGCCGCCCACCTGCGTGGGCTTGACAAAGACGATCTTTTCCGTGGTTTCGTCGGAAAAGGCGTCCATGATCTCCACCAGGTACGGGGTGACGTTGTTCCGCCACGGCCCTGGTATGGCGTTTCCGTTTGGCAGAACCCGGTTCTGCTCCGCCCATGCGGATGTGCTTACCCGTTCCCTTGGGCGCAGGATCTCAATGGCCGGCACCATCCACCGGGGCACCTTGTAGGGCTTTACTCGGTACTTCCTCACGGCGTGGCCTCCGGCGGGTCCTCCGCCTGCATGGCGTCCACGTAGGCCGTCAGCATGGTTTCCAGTTCCTTGCGGATGGCCTTTTGCGCGTTGCGGATCGTGATGGCGTCCGCATACCCGGACATGGCCCCGGCCATGCGGGCCGGGATCGTCATGGCGAACTTTTGAAAGGCCGCCATAAACTCCGCCAGTTCCTCGGTGGCCTGCTCCGCCGGCAGGTACTTCCCCTCCGCTATGGCGGTTTTCAGACGGTGGAGGCTGCCCTGGCTCTCTTTCAGGGCCACCTCCGCCTCCAGTTTTTTCAGGTTCAGTTCCGCCAGCCGGCCGCCCTCTCCGATCTCCTGGGCCTTTTGCTCCACGTGGGCGATATACCGCTGGATCGTTTCGCAGGTCCGGTACTTCCTGGCCCCGCCGCCGGGCGGGACCTCGGTTTCCAGGATCCCGTCCTGGGTCAACTGCTGGACCCGCCTGGTGGTTTTCCCCAGCAGTTGGGCGATGGCGGTGGAATTGGCCCATTCCGGCACCGTCCCGGTCAGCACCGCCGGCGTCGTGGACCTCTTTGGCGCTGTTTTTTTCGTCGTTCCCGCCACCTGCAGCACCCCCTTTTCTGTGCCGCCGGCTCTTTTCCCGCTCCGCCCAGCGCCGCCCTACGTCTTGGCCCACGTAGGAACGCAGGCTTTCGGGCGGCGCAGGCGGTTGGTTTTGCCGGTTTCGCTTTCCGCCTGGTGGTGGATTTCGTTTTTTTGACCTCGTTTCCTCTGGATTTTTTCGGTCCTCACCCCCTTTAGGGGGTGGGTGCCTCCCGATTGCTCCGGCCGGCGCGTCAATGCGTAACGTAACGGCCCGTTTTTCAGGGATTTTCCTGGAGAAAAATGCCGGGCCTTCCGCGCCCCGCACGGTCGTACCCCCTGGGAAGGACCCAAACGGGGGGCGCCCTCTCATTTTTCGGAGAGGGGAGGCCATGGGCGCCCATGGTATGACGCCCATGGCCATGTGATTGCCGGGCTGCGTCCGCCCTGGTACTGCGGACGCTGCGGGGTGAAAGGAGGAAAGCCCCCGCGCCTACGCTCCGCCCGGCTCAGGTATGGAAAGGGGAGGGCCGCCAGGCGTTTCCCTGGTGGCCCTCCCGATTTCCATGTTATCAATATAGCACAGTAAAAAGTCCGATGACGTCCGATCTTTTATCCGCGCTTGTTTTTCTCTTTGCCGGCCATGTATTCCCCCACCAGTTTCCCCGTGCGCTTACAGGCCAGCAGGGTGTCCAGGGCGGCGTTGTAGTAGTCAAATACGCGGGACCGGCTCATGTGTACGGCCTGGGCGATCTTCTCCCAGGGCTTGCAGTCGATGTGCCGCATTTCCACCACGGTGCGCTCCATGGAGTTTTGGGGGAGTATGTCGATCATGTCCATAACGTGCAGGACGGCCTTGGCCATGGCCTCCCGTTGCTGGTCGATCCGGTCCTCCACCTCGGAGATCCGGTACACAAGGGACACGGCCCCGCCCTCCCTGGCCTGCCTTTTTGCGGTCGGCATGGTCCTGTATGTGGATCCCACGCCCGGGTCCCGCAGTTCGGCAGATAGGGTGCGGTGGCGCTCCTCCAGTATCCGCTTTTTTACTTTGGCGTCATGGTACTGCTGCAGGTACTCTTTGACAGCCTCCCGCTCCGGGTTCGTGCCCCTTGTTGTTCTCATTGTTGCACCTCACACCTCGGTTATGTCAATTCCAAAACGGTCCTTTAGCATTTTCTTTTTCATGGCATATTCCCGGGTGCGTGTCGGCCGGCTCTTTACGTCCTCCACCACCTGCCGCCCCTGGGCGCCCTCGTAGTATGTAAAATCGGCCCTGTACCGGATGGCCCGGACCCTGCGGCCCTCCGCGTCCGTGTATGCCTCCTGGAGGGTGAAGTCAACCTGCAGGCGCAGGTCCCGGATCTCCCCGCGCCGTTCCCGCTCGATCAGGAAGTCATACCGGCGGGCCTCCTTCTGGCTGTCGAAGTGAAGAACGGCCCCGGATGGCGTCGCCCGTGTGGTCGGGGTGTTTCGGTACTTGTTCACCTTTCCGGGATCCTGCACAGCGGCGGCGGAGGGCAAAGGCCCCCGCCGCGCCTGCTGTTCCATGTACTTTTTTCACGGCCTGGACCTGGTATTTCGGCGGCAGGTCAGAGATATTGATGGCCATTTTATTCGCCCTCGTTGTTCGCTCCGGTTTCTTTCGCGCCTCCGCGCCTCGCGGCCCGGTCGCGCTCATTTTTCAGCGCCTCGACGGTCAGGGTGTAGAAGGGCCGCAGGCGCCGCCACTCGGCCGCCGGCATTTCATACTGCTGTTTTGCCATAAGCGCCTCCCACAGTTGAATTGCCTTTTCTATGGCCTCTTTCCGTGCCCTCTGTTTCCGCCTTTCCCGGTACGCTTTTACGGCTCCAGTCACCAGCGCGATCCCCATGATCGCGGTTGCCGTTTCGCCTCGCGTCAGCCCGAAAAGCGCGGCCGCCACCAGATACCCGTACCACACCACACCCGTGGCAAAAAGCACCGCCACAATGGCGATTATCACGGCTCCCACCGCCCGCAGGTATTCTTTCATGCCTTATTCCTCCGTTTCTGGTATCTCAATGTACTGCCATGACATGGGCGGGTGTTTCAGCCCAAACTCCGCCAGCGGTCTGGGTTCATCGAATTTTACCGGGTTTTCCACGATCCAGGCGCACACGCTTTTCCCCGGTCCTCCGGCGTAGTCTACCAGATCTCCCATTGGTATGCAGGCCCTCCTTTGCAGTCCGGCCAGCAGGTTGGTTTTTACGTATCCCGGACAACGGAATTTCCCCTGCACCCCTCCGGTCCCGCTTACATACACCAGTACCAGCACGGGCCACGGCTCCGGCTCTCCCGCTCCGCCCTGCGGTGCCGTCTTTCTGATCTCCATGTCCTTTTCTCCGGTCAGGATCTTCTCCCACCATTCCGGTTTCAGGCTCAAAAGCACGGCTTTCATTTTTCCTGCCCTCCCGGCACCGCGAAAAAGCGGCATTTATCCGTGGCGAACTCCGCCACATAGTTCAGGGCCAGCGCGGCCAGGGAAATGTCCGCCATGAGATCGTCCGCGTCCTCTTTACCTCTCCCGTCCCTGTTTTGTGCCAGCAGGTTGCGGGCCAGCACTTTTCCCAGGTCGGTCAAATTTCTGGCCGCTTCTTGCCACCGCTCTTTCGGCAGGGATTGTCCGATTTCCACGTTGATGATCTTTCCCATGGCTCACACCTCCCAGGGGGACGCGGAGGGCGGGAGGTCCGGGAAGTAGGCCCGCAGGTTGTCCTTGTAGAAAACCGGGATTTCATTTTCCGCGCAAAACTCGGTGATCTGGTCCACCCACTCCCGGCGCGGCGTTACCTTGTCCGGCCGGCTCCCGGTTTCGGCCCCCAGGATCACCCACTGGGGCAGGCCCTCCGCCGCGCTCATGTCCACCGGCTCCAGCAGCGGCTCCATGCTCCAGAATGTGTTGATATTTGCCCACGGCATGGGATACATGGCCGCCGCGTCCTCATTGGCCACCGTGGACCCGTACCAGAAATTTTCCGCATGGGGGAGGAGGGCCACCTGGTCCAGTTCCAGGTATCGAGCGGGGTTTTTCGTCAAAAACAGGTATCTGTGCTGGGGCGCTCTCTGGCAGGCGTCCAGCACGTCCCGGATCCATGCCGTCGGCACCCAGCGGCCGAACAGATCCGCCATGCTGCACACAAACACGGTCCTGCCCTCTTTCTTCCGCTCCGGCTGGTCCAGCCGGTAGCGGTGCAGGGTCGGCTCGAACCCATAAGGGTACGGCGTCCCCTTGATCCTCTCCTCCAGGACGTGGAGGCCGCCCACGGCGGCGTGGTCCTCCAGGCCGGCGTCAAAGCGGTGCGCGGTTCGCCTGGCGTAGCAGTATGGGCACCCATGGCGGCACCCGGTGACGGGGTTCCAGGACATTTCCGCCCAGTCAATTTTCGTTTCGTTCATGGTGTTTACCTCCGTTCAGTTCCAGCATTTTCTCGCGGACCAGTTTATCCACGACGTGGCCCGGCTCCCGATACCCGCACATGGCGGCCAGCCTGTCCAGGTTATAGGCGGTCTGCGCCGTCACCAGGAGAGTGACCCGCCGCAGGTTCTTTTTCTCTCTCATGGTTCCGCCTCACTTCCCGCTCCGGTCCAGCCCGATCTCCTCCATGTTCATGTGCCCGCTTTTGCCTGCGGCAGTCTGGATCCCGCGCTGCACGGAAAGCAGGATCACGCCAGTGGCCGCGTCCGGCGGCACGTTCCGGTTTGCGGTCATAACCCTCCACGCGGAGGCCGCCACCGCCTCGATGGCCGCCAGTTGGTCGTGCCCCGTTCCTCTGGTGGTCACTTCCAGTCCGCCGTCCCTCTTGGTCACGCTCAAAATAACCTGGTCATTCATCGTCTGGATCCTCCTTCCACTCATTCACGATACAGCCCCGGCAGTTATAGTCCGGGCAGTATGTGCAAATGTCCACCCCGTCCTTTGCTGCGGCCCTGATCATGGCCTCCAGGTCCGGTATGTTGATCTGCCGGTTGGGGTGGATCAGTTCCACCACCCGGCGGAGATAGGCGGCCGCGTCCCAGTCGCCGTACACCTCGGCCGGCCCGCTCGGTTCCATCTTCTCCGGGTCCATTGGCCAGATTGCCACCGATCCGCCGGCGGGGTCCGCGTCCCACCTGGCCGTCGATTGCTCCGTGATGTTCCCATCCTTGTCCCGGCAGATCCGCCCCATTTTGGCGGTGCCCACTCCGATCCCGATTACACCCACGTTTTTCTCCTCCTTTCCGGCGGCTATACCGCCACCGCCTTTTCCAGTTCCTCCATGGTGCTGATCTCCGCGCCGCACCACTCCGGCAGGTTGGCCCGCACCAGGGCCGTGGCGAAGGGAGGGGGAACCGCGTTCCCGCACCGTGCCACCTGTTTGGTCTTTGGGTACTCCCGCCCGGTATAATCCCGCTCGATCTTGTAGTCCTGGGGGAACCCGTTGGCCATATACAATTCCCGGGGCGTCAGCATACGCAATCCTATGTCTGCCATGAAATAGGCCGTGCCTCCGATCTCGAACAGGATCACGTCCTCCGGCCCCAGGCGATACCCGCAGTAGGTGTTCAGCAGGTCCCGGATCTCCGGCCAGTGTTTCAGATCCGCGTCCCGCTCCGCCTTGGCCACCACGGTGGTGACGACGCCGAAGTGGCCGCCGCCGGCGGTGATGGTCTGCACCGGCTCCGACATGGGGCCGCCCAGGTTTGTGCCCTTCATTTTGACCAGGTGCGTGGCCGTCAGGGCATTGTGATCCACGGCCGTGACGGTGTGGAGCGGATCGGACATTTTGGACCCGCTCCCGGTATAGGTCCCTCCGTAGAACTTGGCCAGGTTCGCCGCCAGGACGCCCTCCCGGTCCTTTGCGGTGATGGTGTGGAGAGGGTCCCCGGCGCCCTGTCCGTGCTGGTCGCTCCCGTAGTATTTGACCAGGCTGGCCGCCGCCAGGCCGTAGCGGTTGGAGGCGTCAATGGTCATAAGCGGATCCGCCAGCCCCTGCCCCCGCACCCGCTCCGTCTGCTCGGTGTGGTACTGGATCATGGCCGGCGTGATCACCATTTGATGGCCGCCCGCTCCGCTGCTTGTGATCGTGTTCACCGGCTCGGTGATCTTGGTCCCCGTGGCGTTCTCGTTGTTGTGCATGGTCAGCGGGGCAAGGAGGGGAGAGGCCACACCATACCCATGTTTGGCCGTGACGGTCTGGAGCGGGTCCGCTGTGTTCTGCCCCCGGAAGTCCCCGGCGTGGTTTACCACCACCAGGAACGGCTCCGGGGCCTTGATTGCGAACTTGTCCACCCCTCGGATCACCCTCCGCATGGTGTTGGGCCGTAGTGGCCGCTGGGCGGAAAGGCCGTATTTCTCCCGGATGGCCTCCCGTGTGTCGAAGACGGAAGGACAGGGCAGGCCCCAGTCTATGACCTCCGCCGCGCTCCTCCATGGCTTTTTCCGCCCCTCCAGCACCTCCCGGCTGCCCGCCGGCGCGTGTGTCGGCTCCGGCCACACAATGGGCGCGCCGTCACACCTTGCCACCAGGAAAAACCGTTTCCTGGTCGTTGGCGCCCCGTAGTCCGCCGCCACCAGTTCCCGCCATTCCACGGCATACCCCAGGGCCTCCAGTTGCGAAAGCCATTTGCGGAAGGTCTGTCCGGCCTTGGATTTCACCGGGTGGCCTTTCCGTACAGGCCCCCAGGTCTGGAACTCCTCCACGTTCTCCAGGATGATCACCCTGGGCCGCACGGTCCCGGCCCACCGCAGAACGATCCAGGCCAGGCCCCTTATGTTCTTGTCCACCGGCTTTCCGCCCTTTGCCTTGGAAAAGTGCTTGCAATCAGGGGAGAACCACGCCAGCCCCACAGGGCGCCCCTTTGACACCTCGCGCGGGTCCACGTCCCACACGCTTGCCTGGTAATGCTCCGTAAATGGGTGGTTTGTTTTGTGCATGAGTATGGCGTCCGGGTCGTGGTTGATGGCGATGGTCACGGGTCGGCCGGTGGCCAGTTCGATCCCCGTGGACGCTCCTCCGCCGCCGGCGAAGTTGTCCACAATGATCTCCTCCAGGAAGTTGATCTGCGCCCCGCTCATTCCCTCGCCGCCTCTCTTAATGCGTTCACATACTTTTCCGCGTTTTCCTTTGCCCTGCAGTACGGGCAATTCGCGCCCCATTCTCTGCGGAAAACTCCCCCACATTTTCCACACACCAGGGTGTCGTCCACTTCTCTGGCCAATCGTTCCATGAACCCCCGCAGTTCCACGGCCCACGTTATGTATAACTCTCTGGCGTAAATGTTGGCGGCCAGTTCATCCGCCATTTCCATGGCCTCCCGTCGCGGAACCAGGATCGCGTGGTTTTCCCGCGTCCGTTTTCCCGGTTCCGCCCATCCGGCCCGTTTGGCGTCCATGTACTTCCACTCTTTTTCGCGGGCCTCTCTGTATGCCTCCACAAAGTTTTTCACCGCAGTTTCCCTCCCATCATATCCAGGTACAGGGCGCAGTCCTTCCCGATCCTCTGGCAGTACGCCCATTCCACCATGGCGCCCCGGCTCTCGCGGTAGTCCGGCAGGAACACGGCCAGATCCGCCGCGTCCACCATGGCCATGCAGATCCGCATATAGTCCACATCGTCCAGGCCGTCCGGCAGCGTGGCCGGGTTCAGGACCACGTGGCCCGCCTCCTTCAGGGCCTTGGCGGCCTCCCGGAACTTTGCCCGATACCGCCGATCCCCGGTGATCTTTCCGGCTATGTAAACTTTCATCGGCTTGCCTCCTATTCGTTGAAAACCTCGAAATATTCCTGGTATGGGTAGCCCGTCATTTCGTGCCACCCGGCCCTGCAGGTCGCCCCGTCGTCGAACTTATACAGCACCGCGCCCTTTCGCGCTTTCGGCTCCTTCCTCCAGGAGGAGGAGGAAACCACCTTGTAGGTGATCACCGGCTTGTCCATGTTTTGGGTCTTGCTGTACCGCTTTCCCCGCTTCCCGATCTCCCGGTACTTCTCCATGGTGGACCGGCTTTCCTTCATCAGGTAGGCCGCCAGTTTGGCGTGGTTCCCCCGGCGGTCCAGGGGCTTGAAACTGATACCCCCGCCGCCCCTTGGGACTTCCTCCCAGGCGTCCCCGATGATCTCCGGGTCCATCCGGCTTATGATCACGTGAATATGCGGGTTCGTCATGCGCTTGGTTTCTATCACCACCACGGCCTTGTACTTGAT